GCCGTTGTAGGGGATGTACAGGTTGTCAGGCAGGATCAGCTTGCTGACCATGCGCTCTTTGTCCTCGTCGTAGTACACCTTCTTGAACGCAGAGCCGCCGTAGCCCACGTAGAACAAGAGCTGATCGAAATCAGGCGTGTACTCTTCCATCACCGTGGTGATCTGGTAGTTCATGAAGTCGCGCACGCGGTCAGCCTGCATCAACTTCTCACGTGTCTCCTTGCCCAACACCTGTGTACGCACAGGGCCTTCTGCTGGCAGCAATTCCTTCAATGCCTGCGCCTGGAACTGCACGATGGCTTCAGTCAGCAGTGGATGGGTGGCCGCGGCTGCGCCCTTGAATGGTTTGGTGCGCTCATCAAAAGTAAAGCCCAAGAGTTTGAGGCCTTTGCCGTACTGCTCTTCCCAATCCTTGCGCGAGGACTGGTCCGCTTCGAACAGAGGCATGAGCTCTGAGCTGATCTGCTGCAAGACGCCCGGATCGAGGACCTCGGCAAGGTTGGCATCAAACGGGACCTCGTCTTCTTCCTTGCCCAGGGTCACATCAACGCCGCCTTCTTCGTCGAATACGATTTCGATATCGGGCAGGTCCTCTGTCACGATGTCTTCAACTTCGACGTCCAGGTTGCCCGCAGGCAGGTCGTTGTTTTTCTCGATTGGCATCTTTGTTCCTTATTCAGCGGAGGATTTCCACAGGTCGTATTCTTTGCCCCACTCCACCTCGGTACCCGGCACAGACTCTCCTGTGGGGGACCTGGCGTAGCTGTTCTTTTTAACTTCGTTCAAGCCATCTTGGCCATCGATTTTATCCAGTAGACGGAAGATGTCTTCCCGTGTCTCGGGCAACGGCTCGGAGTTAAAACGGCCACGGATTTGAGTCACGTTCCACGTGTCTCCCTTGCCCTTATCGGACTTGGCCAGCTCGACCGTAACCTTGGGCATCCCCTCGGCATCCCGCAGAGAGTACACGCGAATCAGGCCTTCGTCAAAAGCCTGTTTGCCGCCATACGGCAGCTCTGTGTACGCAGTGCCGTAGGTGGAGCCGAAGTTGTAGCCCCCAATTGAGTGGTTCATCAGCTTGCCTTCCATTTTGGCAGCCACCGACTTGTCCAACGTCACCCACTGCCCGCCAAAAGACGGTGCTTCCACCACCGGAGTGGTAAACATGTCCAGCGCCTGGCGGGGGACCTTTGCACCCTTTTCTGCCAAGTCGATCGCAAAAAGATAATCGCGGACCGGGGCCAGTGCCTGTGTGCCCTGGATCAAAGCCTCGGGGAAACTCATGTTCTTGAGCTTGTTGGCCGGGACTTGCTGCAGCGCTTCGATGACATTGTTCGGTTGGAGCAGCGCCATCGTGGGGAATGCGTCATACATCGGCTCCCCGGTCTGCACCGCCCGCTGAAGGTTAGGTGGCAGCTTGCTCTGGTTTTCAAAAAGCCTGCGCAGCATCTCGCTGGTGATTGGGTAGGACCCAAACTCGTCTGGGGAGAAGGCATTGACCGAGGGCAGGTTGCGAAACTCAGTTGTGACGCCTTCTTGCCCTATTTTTTCGGAGATGTTTTCTCTTATGTCTGGGGTAAACCGCCATGTGCTGCCTTCTGGCTTGATGGCATTTGCGGTGATCCCGGTTTGGTAGTCATACGCCCTTTCCAGAGCTATCCGGGCCTGCAAGTTGTCAACATCATCGACGCGCGCCGCCGCATCCAGCAGTTCGGGCTTGATGTTTTGGATGTCCGTGCCAAAAGGTTGGATTCGACGCTCGCGCAATGCTGTGCGAAGCGGATCACTGGCTGTTCCAAAGTTGGTGGTGAGGTATTTTGGGGCCTTGGTCCTCAAAAAGCTCATGAGCTCTTCCCCTGCCCCCAAATTGCGGGCCTCGGTTTCGTAGCCTTGAACCAATTTGCCCAATTTGGTGACGGGTTTGACCTTGTCGGGGTCGCCTGGGGTGTATGCAAACGTGCCACCCTTGGGTTTGACCGCGAAATTGATGGGAGCAGGGGTGTTGATACCCGGTGTCAGGCTCTGTCCGGCCAACATCCGCTCGTTTAACGCCGATCCGGTCATTTTTCCAAGCATTTGAGCCGCTTTGCCAGCAACTGGAGCGACTTGGAGCGCTGTTCCGACGCCAAAACCGGCTTCTCCGGCCCTTCGAATGCCCTGGATGTCAGGATGGAGGGCAGAAAAACCCATTTGATCGGGCGCTTGGCCCAAAAAACCAGAAACAGCAGCGTAAGTACGGGGATCAGGCAGTGTATTTACGTCCCGCATGGCTGCCAGTCTCCTGGCAGCCTCCCCTTGACGGCGAATATTGGGATTGACAGTGGCTGGACGGCTTGCCGCAGCCAGTTCTTCCGCCGTAACTTCGCCCCCATCCGCACGTCCGATGGGCAGGCGGTACTCAATCTGGCCGGAATATGGCCCGTCCTTTTGCTTCATGAGCATGGCGGACAGGTTTCCTGGGCCTACACGCCCGCCATAGCCCACACCGTAGCCCGTGATCCGGGGATCTTGGCCCGGGAGTTTCAAAGCATTGACGTTGCCCATGACCCGGCCCTGGCCAAGAGGGTACGAACCCGACACGCCGCCAGCATAAATACCGGGTGGCGCATCCAGCGGACGTACCACATTCAAATTCAAACCGCCCTCATCCCCCACGCGCTTGTTGAACGCTGCCATCAGAGCCTTGGACTCGCTCATCTCCCGCTCGGGCCGCGATCCAGTGAGCATCAGCATTGCATTGGCGTCCTTACCCATGGGCACCATCGCACCAATGTTGCCCATCAGCATTTCCCCTTGAGGGGTGCTTTGACGCTGTCCGCCGCGCAAGAGATACACCGCTTCAGCAATGGGCAGATCAGGGAACATGGCCCGTGCGACGTGGGTTTCCTGCACAGTGGGCTTGCCCACATCCGGGGCAGACTCATCCTTCACTTCCCCGCCATCAGCCAACATCTGCGGTTGCTGGGGTTCTGCGAACGGGGATTTGATGCTGAGATCGGCAAACGAAGCAAGGGCCGCGGGCCGCGTTGATTGTTGCGCGAGCCACTGCTCCGCGATCCCCGGTTCTTTTTCCACGTCGCGCTCAGGCTTGTCGTCCGAATCCGCCAAAAAGGACAGAGCCAAAGCGGCCTGGTAGCCAGGACCGAGGCTGGCAACTTGCTCCTTCATGGGAGCGGCAGCCATGGGAGGCAGAGAAGCAGGCAGAGGTTTCTTTGCCGCAGGCTCGGGTGTTTCACGTGAAACATCTCGTGCGGCAGGTTTGCTGCCCATCTTGGTTTCGAGTTGAGCCAGCACCTGGCCAGCGGTTTTGCCCTGCAAATTGGGATTGGCCTTGACAGCAGCTTTGCCCAGGATATCCACGATCGGGGTAGAAGGGTCAGCGGACAGGAAGGTCTTGGCTCCAGAGGGCCCGAAGTAGTGGGCGGCGTAGATTTCCGCGGGCCGCGGATCGCGCTGGAGGAAAGCCTTTAAGGTCTGGGTGTTCTTTGCAATGATGTCCGTGCCCACGCGGATGTTCTCATCAGCATCCAACTTCTTGCCAGGCTTGCCACCAAACTCTTTCCACGTCTTATCAACAACCTGAAACAGGCCACCAGCGGTGGATGTTTTGGCTTGGGCCGCGGGGCTCAGCGAACTCTCTGCCCTTGCGATAGCCAGAGCCACGTCAGGGTCTACGTTCTTCGCCTGCGCAGCGGCACGGATTTTGTCAGACAGTTCTTGGGCCATGGTTCGCGGTCCGTGAGAGGAGATAAGTCATTTTAGTCCCGCTGTCAATAATACTCAACCGCCTCAGTCGAGGGTTCTGACTCCTCGTTGTCGTCCGAGTCCAAAGCAACAAAGTTGCCTTGACGGAACCTGAACAGAGCCATGGTTGTGACGTCGACCTGGTCATCGTTGTTGCCGTTGGGAAAGGCCGCGCATTCCTCAACGAGCTCCTCGGCCCATTCCTTGCCCTCGGGGTACCAGACCATGCCTGACTCCAAGAGAGGTGCAACAGCGTTCGCGCGAGCGAGCTTGTCTTGCCCGGACCGCCTGCCACCAGGGGAGTACATCGTGACGGGGACCCCGATCCGGCGAAGTTCCTGCTGCAGTGGCGTGCCGGTGGCCTTGGCCTCGATCAAGACGTTGTCGGGTCGCCAGTATTGGTACTCGTCGCGGGCCACACGTTTGAGTTCCGGGAAATCCCAGCGGCCTTTGCGTACATTGAGCAAAATGAGGTTGGGGCCCGAGTCAGCATCAGGGGTGAACACGCCCCACGTTGCGATGACCGAGAAGTCGGCGGTCTCCTTTTTGGAGTACGCCGTGTCCATGGTCTGCAGCAGGTAATCACACAGCGGTGGATCATCATGTGTCCACTTGCGCCACCAGTTGCGCTTCAAGACAGCACCTTCGTCGTTCGTGGGCTGCTGCTGCCACTGGGCGTTCCACTTCTTTAGGCCAATGGAGACCTTGACCTTCTCGAGTTCGTCGATCGGCCAATACTCTGGCCAGAGCGGTTTGCCAGACGGAAGGATGGCTGGGAACTCCAGCACTTCCCACTGGTCAGACTTCAGATACCCCTGCTGTTTCAGGAGACGGCCAGAGAGGTCGTCTGTCTTCCAACGGGTGTTGATCACGATGATTGCGCCGCCTGGCTGCAATCGCTGACGAGGACCAGAGGTGTACCACTCCCAGGTGTTCTCCATGGCCGTGTCAGACAGAGCGTCCTGTTCGTCCAAGATGTCGTCCAGGATGACAATGTTACCGCCGCGCCCGGTCATCGCGCCGCCCTTACCAATGAA